ATTAAGAACGATAAGTTTAAGAAGTTAGTCAAGTCAATTAAGGAATTTCCTGAGATGTTAAAGCTAAGACCTATTGTAGTTGATGAGGACTTTATGGTGTTAGGTGGCAATATGAGGTTGAAGGCAAGTAAAGAAGCAGGACTGTCAGAAGTATGGATAGACATAGCAGAAGGACTTACTGAAGAACAAAAGAAAGAGTTTATCGTTAAAGACAATGTAGGTTTTGGAGAATGGGATTGGGCTATGTTAGGTAATGAGTGGAATACAATTAAGATTACTGAATGGGGATTAGATGTATGGGAAAACCAAGATGATAAAAATGAATTAGACACAGAGCTTGAATGGAGTGGTATGCCTGAATTCAATAATGATGACCTTTCTCCTAAAAGACAAATTATCTTATCATTTAAAACAGATGAAGATGTGCAACTTTTTGCTAAACTAATAAATCAAGAGCTAACGACAAAAACAAAAAGTGTATGGTTCCCTAAAGTAAATGACTTAGTGCAAAAGGATAAAGCATATTCAGATGAATCCTAAATATCCCTTATATATAGTTTCAAAAGGAAGGGCAGATAGCAGACTAACAAGTAAAGCATTGGAAAAAATGCAAGTGCCTTATTATATTGTAATTGAGAAAAGTGATTACAAAGATTATTCAGCAGTAATAGATAAGAAAAAGATTTTAATACTATCTGAAAAGTATTTAGATGAGTATGAAGTTCTTGATAATTTAGGACGAAGTAAAAGTACAGGACCCGGAGCAGCAAGAAACTTTGCTTGGAAACACTCTAAAGAAAATGGATTTGCATATCATTGGGTAATGGACGATAACATTAATAGATTTTGTAGATACAATAACAATCAAATTCATACAGCAGAAACAGGTTCAGTATTTTTAGCTATGGAAGATTTTGTAGAACGATACGAAAATGTAGCAATGGCAGGACCTAATTATTTTATGTTCATAGCTAGGAAACAAAAATATCCACCATTTGTAAAAAATACAAGAATATATAGTTGTAATTTAATAAAGAATAACGTACCTTTTAAATGGAGAGGTAGATACAATGAAGATACAATATTGAGTTTAGATATGTTAAAAGCAGGATATTGTACAATTCAATTTAATGCTATGTTGCAAGAGAAAGTAACAACACAAGTATTGAGAGGAGGTAATTCAGAGGAGTTTTACGATAAAGAAGGAACATTGCCAAAGAGTCAAATGCAAGTAGATGTTCACCCTGATGTATCAAGATTGACTTTTAGATTTGGAAGAATACATCATCACGTAGATTACACTCCATTTAAAAAAACAAAGCTTATTAAAAAACAAGATGTTATTATAAAAAAAGATGTAGATAATTACGGAATGGAATTAAAGAAAATAAAATAATGGAACAAAATAGAACAAAAATAGCAAAGGAGCAAATGTTAAAGGCGCTAGAGGGAAGTCTAGGTATAGTAACGACAGCTTTAAAGTCTTGCGACCTATCAAGAACTAACTACTACAAGTGGCTAAAAGAAGATGAAGTATTTGCAGAAGCTGTAAATGATGTTGAGTTAATTGCTAAAGACTTTGTGATGTCTAAATTCTATGAATGTATAAAAGACAAAGTTCCTTCAGTTGTAATACACGGAGCAAAGAATATTTGTGGTATGAATGAAACTAATAGAGTAGATTTAACTTCAGGTGATAAAGCTCTTAACCTTCCTTTAATTACATTCATTGACACTGATACTGAGTAAGAAATACAATCCTTTATTTGATTCAAAGGCTAGATACTTTATAATAACAGGAGGTAGGGGTTCAGGAAAGTCTTTTGCTGTTACAGTCTTTCTTACTCTACTTACTATGTCAAGAGGAATAAGGGTTTTATTTACAAGGTTTACAATGACATCAGCTCACTTATCAATCATTCCTGAGTTCCTAGAAAAGATAGGGCTACTTGGATTTGATGAAGTCTTTAGTATTAATAAAAAAGAAGTACTTAATACAAAGAACGACTCAGATATTCTATTTAGAGGAATCAGAACTTCAGCAGGTAATCAGACGGCTAGCCTAAAATCATTACAAGGTATAAGTACCTGGGTACTTGATGAAGCTGAAGAACTTGTAGATGAGAATATATTTGACACTATTGACTTAAGTATAAGGGAAAAGAATATACACAATAGAGTGATACTTATATTGAATCCAACAACTAAGGAGCATTGGATTTACAAGAGGTTCTTTGAGGACAAAGGAGTAGAAGGTGGTTTTAACGGTGTTAAAGACAATATATGTTATATACATAGTACATACCTAGATAATGAAATAAACCTATCTACGAGCTTCCTAGAGCGTATTAAGAGCATAAAGCATAACAACTTTAAAAAGTATCAGCATAAGATTTTAGGAGGTTGGTTAGCGAAGGCAGAAGGAGTAGTCTTTGAGAATTGGAGCATAGGAGAATTTAATCCTGATAACTTACAGACTTCTTGTGGAATGGACTTTGGTTTTAGTGTAGACCCTGACTCCTTGACTGAAGTGGCTATTGACAAGAAGCATAAAAAGATTTACTTAAAGGAACATCTATATCGTAATGGATTAAAGAGTCAAGAGCTAGCTCAGATAGTTTTAGATAAAGTAGGGCAAAGCCTGATAATAGCTGATAGTGCTGAACCAAGACTCATTGCAGATTTAAGACATTTAGGAGTAAACATTAAAGCAGTTAAGAAAGGAACGATTGAAAGTGGTATAACTAGAATGCAAGACTATGAGCTTATAGTAACACCTGAATCAATTAACATAGCTAAAGAGTTAAACAACTATGTATATGCAGATAAAGGCTCTAAGCTTTACGTAGATAATTGGAATCATTCTATTGATGGTATTAGGTACAATGTAATATATCACCTAGACAATCCAAACGCAGGTAAGTATTTCGTTCAATAAAAAAGAGGGCTAAGAAACATCACGATTCTTAACCCCCTTTAGGAAACAAATTAAACAAGAAGAACAGCAAAGATACAAAACTTTAAACTAAAATCAACAAATTTCTATTATATAGTGTATGAAAGTCAAAATTAAAAAAGAAGGTAAAGTAAAAGAGTTCAAGCTTATTAATAGTTGGTCAGATGTTACTCTGTCTACTTGGTTACAATTAATCGACTTTGAAACAGGTACAAAGACTGAAGAAGCAACAGAAACAATAGCAGCATTATCAGACATTCCTAAGAAGTTAATAAAGGAGTTAGCCTTATCAGATGTTGCAGTTATAATGAGTAAGATAGGAGAGTTACAGCAAGAGCAAGATACAGAGCTTAAAAAGATAATAGAAATAAATGATGTTGAGTACGGATTCCATCCTGACTTAGATAGTATTACATTAGGAGAGTATGCAGACATTGAGCAGTTCATCAAGAACGGAATAGATAAACAACTTCCTGAATTAATGAGTGTACTCTATCGTCCTATCAAATTGAAGAAGAACGACATATATATAATTGAGCCGTATGATGGCGATATTCGGCTTAGGGCTGAAGAAATGAAACAGATGTCAGCGGAACAAGTGCAAAGTGCATTGGTTTTTTTTTACAATTTCGCGAAGGTGTTGTCCGAGATTTTGCCATCATTTTTGATGGAGCGGCTGAAGGAAACGAAGACGCAGTAGCTAGTGAAGACTTCGCAAGTAAATGGGGATGGTTCGGAGTGATGCACAGATTATGTGGAGAGGATATAAGTAAATTAGAAAGTATTACAAACTTGAGTCTGTTAGAGTGTTTGACTTGGCTTAGTTATGAAACAGATTTGAACTCACAAAATAAAGTAAAAAGAAATGGTTAAGAACAAGACATATCTAAATGTAATTGAAACTCTAAAGAAGTTAGGTAGGCAGCACTACTTTATAAATACTACTTCTGTTGGAGATATTTTTGACATCAATCTTGAAAAGGAGGAGATATTCCCTTTAATGCACATCAACCCAACAAGTGTAACTACAGGCTCAAATCAATTAAACTATAACTTCCAAATCTTTGTATGCGACTTAGTATCTGAAAAGGAAGATTGGAACAATGGACAAAGTAGTGTAGGTTCTAAGAACTTAACTAATGAAATAGATGTATTCAATGACACACTACAAACTTGTGTAGATATTATAAGTATCTTTAGGAATAGTCAATGGCAAGCTCAGAACGACCCTAATACAACAACAGGAGATATTGATGCACCTGTTTATTTTACAGACGGAGATTATAATATAGAACCATTTACTGAACGTTTTGATAATTTATTGACAGGATGGGTATTCTCAATGACTGTTGTAGTTCAGAATAACTTTGACAGTTGTGATACTCCAATGTCAGCAGAAGCAATCGGACAATAATGTTTAAAATAAAAATAGGCAAACTAACAATACAATTAATCCCACCAAAAATAACATATACATTTTAATATGGCAACACTAACAACAACACTCACAGAATCCATTACGCTTAACGGCTCTTTAAGAGGTTCAACTAATTCAGTAACAACTACAAACGTAAATGACGTATTTGAAAGAATCGTTACTTGTACTCATTCACAGACTACTACAATAGCAACTTTTGCAGCAGCACCTTATACTTCAGCAGGAGCAATAGATTTAGATCAGGTAAGATACATAAGAGTTACTAATTTAGATTTAGAAGCACAAGTAGAACTAGCAGTTGTAACAACGGCTTCTAATTATCAAGTAAGATTAACAGCAGGAGCTTCTCATATTTTAGCTAGAGCATCTGAATCAGCATTAGCAGAAGAAGATACTACTCCATCATTTGGAACAATGGAAGACTTAGCTTCACTTCAAATAAGACCAATTGGAACAACATTAAATCCAAGAATTGAAATCTTTGTAGCAGTAGAATAATGGACACTAAAAATATAGAGAATTACTTAAACAGCTTTGGCAAACAAGTTGTCAATAGGTCTAAGGCTAACTTACAGAGGGCAGGTAAAGGAGGTAAGCTAGAAGAATCTATTAGCTTTAAAGTTATTGAAGACGCTGATGGTTTTACAGTACAATTCTTTATGTCAAGCTATGGTCAATATGTAGACAAGGGAGTTTCAGGAACACAACAGAAAAGAACATTTAAAGACTATAAAAGCAAAACAATAAAAAGTCCATACAGTTACAAGAATAGTAAAGGACATTCACAACCACCTAGCAAAGCTTTAGATAAGTGGGTAGTAAGAAAAGGAATAGCTCCAAGAGATGCAAGTGGTAAATTTATGAGTAGAAAGACAATAACATTCTTAATTGCTAGAAGTATAGGTCGTAAAGGAATACAAGGAATAAGCTTCTTTCAAAAGCCTTTAGGACTTGGTCTAAAGCAGTTTGGTAAAGACTTATTAGGAAGCGTAAAAGAAGATATAATTAATAGTTTAACAACAGTAAAATAATGGCAAACTTAATAGAACAACAACCACTTTTCACTACATTTCCTGTGGGGCAAGATATAATCTTTTCAATATCAAATGCATCAGTATTTCAAATACCATTTGTCAATGTAAAGTTTATAGCTGATGTATATATAAGTGATGAAGCTATAGTAATTTCTTCAGGGATTGGATTTGTAGGTAGTTTTAAAACAACACCAAATGCAGTAGGAGTAGGTATGTTTGATTTAAGTTCTATTGTAGAAAGCTTTGTGAACCCTGATAATTTAGCAGGAATAGGAAGTGGTTATAAATCAGAAACAGCATCAATAGAAAGACCAATTCCGTTACACTTAATAAATGAATATTCAACCAATAATAATACACTAAAATATTTATCTATAAGATTTAAAGTAGAAGGTGCTTTATTACTTGATGAACCTGCACAAGTTTTGACAGGGCAAGGAGTTACTACTACGGAATATACTTTGTTTAATGGGTATTTAAAACATACAGACAAGTTAAGTATAAATACAATTGGAAATTTTGGTTATTCTACAAATCTTTTCCAATTAAATACTGTGAATCCTTCGATTCGTAAGTATTTGTCAAACGCACCAACTACTCAATATGCAAACGCAACCGATTATGGAACAATATCTTATTTAACAACTCCTGTAGCAGGCTTTGAAGCTGAAACAACTTTAAAAACAATAAGGATGCAATTCTATGATATTGCCGATAGCTTACTTACTACAGTAAGTGCTTCAAATAATTTAACACAAGGTGGATTTTTCCCTTACACAACAAGCACTAAAAACCAACTTCTACACTTTGGTTGTTTTCCTGGAAACTTACAGAATTACAGCACAAATGTTCAAACAATAATAGCAAATAATTCATTATCTTACTATAAAATTACACCTCTTAACAAAGCTTCAGACCAGATAGGAGAGGTTATTACAATAAAATTGAACTGTCCAAATCTTAAAGGATATGAACCTATAAGGCTTACTTGGTTAAATCAATGGGGAGTTTGGGATTACTACACATTCACACAATTATCTTCTAAGTCAATATCAACAAAAGGGAGTACATACCAACAGCTAGAAGGAACTTGGAATAAAAAAATCTATCAAGTGAATGGCTTTAAAGGAGGTAAGAAATCCTTTAGAGTAAACGCTACTGAAAAGATTAAGATGAATACAGACTTTGTAAGTGAAACAGAATCGGAATGGTTTGAGGAGCTTATAAATAGTCCTGAAGTTTATATATTAGAAGGATATGAAGATATAGTAGAAAATAGATTAGCTTTAAATCAATATGTAACTCCAGTAAGACTTACAACTTCTAACTATGTTAGAAAGACTGTTGCTAATGATAAACTTATACAATATACTTTTGAGGTTGAAAAAAGTAAGACTCTTAGAACACAAGCTGTATAATGAGTGTTCAATTAATATTATACCCGCAAGGATATAACGGAGTTTACAATCAATTCTCTAATCCTGCTACTAATTTTATAGTAAATGGGAATAATTTCTCAGGATTAGCTACAACTCCAACTGCAACAGGTAGTAGTCTTCCTTTGACAATTTTACAAAATCCTGCTACAGTTCCTAATGCTTGGTATAGATTTAAGTACGGGCCTTCTTCATTATACCCTTTTCAATTAAATGGTAATTGTGTAATTCCTTCAGATTCAGGAACAGTAAGTGGTGTTTATCAAAGAATGACAGGTCTTACTTTTGGAGTTGTTTATGAATTAATTATAGATATAATACTACCACCTCAGCCTAATTATGATGGAAATATAATAATTTATACTTTTATTACAGGTCAGACGCAAACTCAAACTTTCCCTTTAAATGTAACTACATCACAAGTAACAGCTACTATATCAGCAAGTATGGCAAATCAGCCAGGATTAACAGATATGACAATATTTGTAGGGTATATAGAGAATAGCACTTCATCACATAACTGTACTATAGGACGCATACAAGTTCAGCCTGCTTTTGGTGCTAGTGGTTCTGTATTGTTAGATGACGGTCAAGTGATATGCGACCTTTATGAAGATGAAGACTTGCCTTTAACTTTAAGCGTAGATGAATTTAAAAATGTAGCTGAGAAAGTGCAGTCATATTCAAAAGCTTTTAACCTTCCTGCGACAAAAAGAAACAATAGAATATTTGACCAAGTATTTGAAATAACTAGACATACAGATGTGGGTAGTCCTTTGTTTAATCCTTATCAAACTACTCAATGTGTTTTAAAGCAAGATGGCTTAATTTTATTTAAAGGATATTTAAGGCTTTTAGACATAACAGATAAAGACGGAGAAATCAGTTACAATGTTAATTTATTCTCTGATACAATAGCTTTAGCAGATTACTTAAAAGACTTTGATTTTAGTAATTTAGACTTTACAGAACTAGCACACGATTATGATAAAGAGAATATTAAGAGCAGTTGGAACGATAGCCCTAACTCTAGTATTGGATACCTAAATTCAAATACATCAGGTTTTAGAGATGATTATACAACATTAAGATACCCTTTTGTAGATTGGAATCATCAAATGGTAATAGCTAATAATCAAGGAGCTACAGGACCTACACTAGGAAATACTCAGTTACTTAATTTGGAACAAGCATTCAGACCTTTTATAAATATCAAGTACATAATAGAAAGGATATTTCAAGACAGTCCTTTTACTTTTACTTCAGATTTCTTTGATACAACAGAATTTAAGAAGTTATATATGGACTTTAATTGGGGTGCTGATAATGCTCCATTTACATTTGACTTTTCATTGGAAAGAGGTAATGCTCAACAAGATATAACACCAATAGACACTAATATAACTCTATTATTTAATGAGGTAATAAATATTCCTTTATTTCTTGAAGGTTTAGGATATGATGATGCAACAGGAATTTTTACTGCTGTAAATGATAATCAGATTTACAATGTAGATATGAATTTGTTGTTTACAAGAATTGCAGGTGCAGCAAGTGTTACAGTAGAAATAATTAAAAACGGAGTAGTACATTCTTCAATAATTAATTACGCTATTTCTTCAGGTGCAGGAAATTACCTTACTTTTAATACTACTTTAGTTCTTCAAACTGGCGACACTTGGTTCGTGAGAGCTAGAAAAATATCAGGAGGTAATATGAGATTCTCTGATTCATTAGGCTCAACTTCTCTTATTGTGAGTACATCAGGTAATGAAACTACATCAGGAACTTTATTACAAACATTAAGAGGAGAAATAGGACAATGGGATTTCTTAAAAGGATTGATTACTATGTTTAACTTAGTAACTTTACCTGACGATAAAAATCCAAATAATATAATCATAGAACCTTATGTAGATGTATTCGTAAATAGTCAATCTAGCGTACAATTAAATTGGACTGACAAGATAGATATTTCAGAAATGAAATTAACACCTTTAACTGACTTAAATAGAAATACAATATTTAAATTTGTAGAAGATGATGATGACTTTGCTTTTACTAATTACAAGAATCTAGTTGGTGGTCATTTATACGGAAGTAAGAAGTATAATTCAGGGAATGAATTTAACATCTTAATAGGAACAAAAGAAATAGTAGCAGAACCATTTGCAGCAACATTAGTAAAACCTTTAATGAGTCAATTTCCTCAATTAATAATTCCTTCTCTATATTCTATGAATAATGACGGAACTTCAGAAGGCTTTGATAATAGTCCGAGAATAATGTTTAATAATGGAATAAAGCCTACAGGTACTTCTTATTATATTCCTGAACA